ACGCTTAGGCCGGCCGGCACGTTCTCGACTTTGAAGGTGATCGCGAAGCCGTGCGTCTGCATGATCGGCTTGATGACGTCGTTGATGTCTTCGAAGGTGGCGTAATCGCTACGCTTCTGGCCGTTCACCACAATGGCGCCGCGCTCGGCGATGCTGGGGATGTCGCTCTGCATGGCCGCCATTGCCGCGTTAAATTCAGCCTCGGCATCACGGGCCTGCATGCGCTCGTGCATCGCCATCAGGCGCTCAAGCTTGTCGATGTCACAGGTTGGATCTGTGGCGGCCCGGCTGATAACCGCCAGGATGCTGCTGTCGGCCTGGGCGGACGCGGCCACCTGGCGGCGCTGCTCCGGCACAATGATCGTGCTGCTCATGGTTTGTGCCTCAGTAGGAAATGGCGATGTTCGGGATCTTGCGCTGGGCGATCAGGGTGATTGCCTGCTTGGCGCATTCCTCGGTCATGCCGCCGGCGACGAAGGCCTCCAGAGCGGCGCGGTTGATGCTGGCGCGGTGCGCCTTGTCGCGCTCGCGGGCCTCTTGCTGGCGGAGGATCTCGGCGGCAGCGGCATCGGCGCGGCGGCGTTCTTCCTGGCGCGCCTGCTCGGCTGCCTCCTCTTGCCGTCGAGCGGCGTCCTGGCGCTCCTGCTCCATCCGCTGCTCGGCCGCAACGCGGTTGGCCTCGGCCTGAATGCGGGCGCGCTCGGCTTGTTCGGCCTGCAACTTGAGCTGCAGGCGCTGGTTCTCGGCTTCCCGCTCTTGCGCAGCGGCCTGGTCAAGCAGCTCCTGCTCGCGGCGGGCGGCGGCTTCACGTGCTGCCTGCTGCTCCTGGGCCACACGCTGGCGCTCAGCTTCGACGGCAGCTTCCTGTGCCAGGCGGATGCGGTCCTGCTCGGCGCGCTCTTCTGCTTCGCGCCGCAGGCGGGCCAGTTCGGCCTGTTCGGCGTCGTACTTCTGGCGGGCGGCGAGGGCGGCCTGCACTGCATTCAGCGCACCCTCTTTGGTACGCGCAGCCTCAGCCTCGAATTCCTCCCACGCTTCGCCCAACTGGAACTCGGAGAGCTCGCTGAGGCGCGCCTGCAGCTGCTCGGCATCCAAGGTGCCCAGCTCGGCGGCCAGGTCCTTCATACGGTTGATTGCGTCGTTGTGGCGGTCGATCCGAGCATCCTCGGCAGCCTCCCACTCGGTGAGCGGCCGGCGCGTCTCGTCCCGTAGCGCGTCCATTTTGGTCACGAACTCGCGCAGCTCTGCCTCAACGACCTTCGGCATTTCCTTGAGCCGGCGCAGGTAGTCGCGGCCCGGCTTCTCGACAGCGGTCTTCGACTTGCTGACCTTGGCGGCCAAGCTGGCGATTCGTTCGCGGCCCTTTCGGGTTTTCAGGTCGGGCACTTCGCCCAGTACTTCACCCTTCACCAGGTCGATGAATTGCTGCAGGCCGCCGGCCACGTAGATGGCCGGGGCGTTCGCCTCGCTGATCTCTTCGATCGCGATCAGTTTCTGTTCTGCGGACATTAGAAAACCTCGCGCCAGGCCGGCGCCGTCAGTTGAGTAGGGGAAATGCCAGGTCACCCAGGCACGGAGGTACGCTCCAGGCCCTGGCTGCGGTGGATGGTTGCGCGCTCTCGCCGCTTACGCTCCCGAAGGGGTACGGTTATCCCGAAGGCCCGCCGTGCGCCGGGTGTGAATTCAGGAAGTGATGCTGCCGGCCAGTGCGCTGGCGAGCATGAAGAAGGTGCAGGCGAAGAGCATGGAGAAGGAGCCTCGCCAAGCCGCGATGCGGCGGGCCCGCTGGTAGGAGGTCACGCCCGAACCTCGTAGCCGACCGTCCACTCGCCGCAGATGCAGGCCCGGCACTTCCAAGCCTGCGGGTTCTCGATGCTGGCCAGCAACGCCTCATTCAGCGCGGCGGCGAATGTCGGCCCCTTGAACAGCATCAGCACCCGGTCGGCCGGCATGGCCTGAGCCTCGGGCAATTCGGCGATCTGCTCGTCGATGAGCGTTTCAACGATTGGCGTGGTCATGCAACCTCCTTGCGCCCATCAACGATCTTGTTGAGGCGCCCGCAGTAGTGGTTGAACTCTTCGATGGTGATTCGCTGGTCGGCCAGCATTTCGGTGAGGAGCTTGAGGACCATGGCCTGCCAGGACAGTGGCGTCTCAGGGTGAGCCATGGCATCAAGCTCTTCGTCGATCAGGACGTGAGGGCTTTTCATTGAGCCTCCTCGGCCTGGGCCAGCACTCCTTCTTTGGCAAAGGGGGTGAGCAGCTGGCGGGCGATCTCTTCGAGCGCCGACTCAGGGTTGGCCACGCTCAGGATCTCGTCAGCTGCCGCTGCTGCGTCGCTGGTCACTTTGCAGCGCGCAGCCAGAACCAGGCGGCCCAGCACCGAGTTGCTGATGCCATTAAGGCCCAGCTGGCCCATCACGAACTCATCCACCGCCTGGGCGAAGCGCTCATAGGTGACGCCCTGCTTCGGGCGCATCCGGCGCTGGAACACCACATCGCGGCGCGCCATCAGCTCAGCGATGCCGTCGTCGATCCAAGTGGATTCCGCGTCGGCTACTTCGCTCACCGCCGGCGGCATCCGGTTGTCGTACTCAAACTGTGCTGCTCGAAGTGCGCCCATGGCGATCTCCAGGTGGGTTATGCGGCCGCATTGGTCAGGAGCCAGGCGCGGGTGACCAAACCCACCGTGAAAGGTGGCCTGGCGCCTGCCAATGCGGTCGATGTGAAGGGAAGGGGTGCAGGCGGTGAGCGCTACCTCACATGCATCTGGCCTGGCCGGGTAGGCCCCGGATTCGCCTGCGTGTACGTCGATTAAGGTTGATGATGGCGAGCCTTAACTTGCGTAAGGATCACGGTGATGAGCTTTAAATCGATGAAAACTGCATCAGGGTGTGATCTGCATGACGTTTTCCGCCCGTTGCTCTCGCGCTGGGTGACGGTACTCAGATCACACACCGATGCAGCCTGCGATGGGGAGCAGGGCATCGGGCAGTTAACGTCAGGCTGACGTGGCACAGGCTCATGCATTCCGTTTCAAGCGCTGTTTCAGCAGCTACGCGGTTTGCAGCGGGGCCTGCGCCTCTTCCAGCAGTAAGCGGTGTTCAGTGCAGAACTGCAGCTCTGCGTCATACCCGGCACGATTCAGGACCTGCTGGCCGTCCGGATCGTAAATAGCTCGATGGTGCCCAGCGCCACTCTTGCGCGGCGTCCGCACAACCGTGTAACCGTGACGCTGAAAGCAGCCGTTGGGGCTGTTTTGGTCAGGCATCGTCTTGCCCTCCAGGGCGGTTGATTTCCCGTCTGGCCCTGTCGCCAAGGCCAGCCAGTGAAATCTGTGTTTCCTCGCTGCTCGCGCTGTGCCAGGCACCGACGCCCGTTCTGAGGGCATCCCGGCAGGGAGCGTTTGCAGCGCAACCCTTGGCCCGCTTGACGCTTTCAGTGAGGGAGCGCGCCGCATGGCTTCGAGCTGGCCAGTTCCAGATCTGGCATGGGGATCGAATTTATTGCTCGCGCTGTACCGTTGCCGGGATCGATCCGCGAGGTTCCCATCAATGTGTAAAGAGCGGTGAGGCTTGAGGGCCTCCCGAGGGGCTGTGTAGCGCCTCGATGGATAAAATATTGCCTAGGGAATTATTCGCTGTCAATGCCTCCGGAATTAAAAAATTCTTCGAGCATGAAAAAGCCCGCCATTGCGGCGGGCTCGAGATGCGATGGGAGGGCCTTATTAGTCCTCTGTCACCAGCTTGTAAGTGACAATTTCACGGTCAGAAAGGGGTTCAAATCTAACGTGCTTGAGCACCTTCAAGGACACAGGCATGCCAAGCGTATACTTCTGGATATGATGATACTGCTGTCGGTTGTAGCTAATTTTAAGCTTCGAATTGCCCGATCGAATGTAAAGGGCTCCGTTCTCCTTCAGATCGGTAACCTCCCCAAAGAGCGATACCGGCTCAGGCTCTCGTATCTCATGCTTAGAGAGCTTTTTATGGGCAAGCCTGACCGCATCGAGACTTCCACCCCAGTGGTAGACCTTGGCATTTGGCGCAGGCCATAGGAGCTCTGCGCTCAACTCCTGGGCCTCCAATTCGCCAAGCATATCGCTCAGCGCCTTCGTGGCAGAGATGCCTATAGTCTCAACAAGGTCCCGAATCCTGTCCTCGGATGGCTCTTTCAGGACCTCGAAAATCTGCTCTAGGGCTCCCTCTAGAATCGAGTCTCCAGCCATATCGGGAGCCACATTTCCAGCAAACACCAAACGAGTCGATCCCAGGGCAAGGCCAGACAGTCTCAAATCGAGCTCTTGGGCTAGCGTCTCGGGAATTCCTCTCCCTGGGTCCCTACCGTGCCTTAAGTGATAAGCAGCATACGAGAGGGCGCGATTGATCCCATAGGAAACCTTGGATAGGAGCTTAAGCGGGATGCTCCCGTCCATACGGCGGCCTGAAAGGCGCAGCTGGATAACCTCGTTTTGAAGTGCAGCTTTTGCCTGGCGAAGCTCTTGGCGAAGATCTTCTTGATGAGCTTGCCAAGAGCGAAGCGAGACTTGCAGCGAGAACCTGTTCGGCTCAGCAGCAAGGCGTTTCTCGTCTTCTGTGATGAGGCTCGCCACCTGAGCTAACTGGCGCTCAAGCCAATCAATGCGATTTGCCTGCTCCGTCATATGTTAACTCCGATGGATGCCAGACCTTTGGGGGTCACCTCGTCGCGCTGCGTGCCAAATTGCTGTTGCCAGTAGGCGACGCCGCGGGAATTTTCCTCTGCTACTTGGAACACATGAAGCCTGAATCGGTTCATGACCATGGTGCTATCAAAGAGGTTCATGAGCACAGGTCGTGCCGACTCTGAGATCTCATCAAGGACGGAAGACTGGAAGACCAGAACGATATCGATGTCGTCTGGTTCGTCCTTGGCGCACATGAAGGATCCGTCGATCCAGGCGGTGCCTTTGAAGCCTGTGGCACCCAGCATATCCAAGTATACGCCAAGCGCCGAGAACAGAGCCCTCCTCCTGGTGGATTCCGGGAAGGCGTCAACGGTCAGTTCTCTCAAGGATTCAAGAGTGTGGGGATGCAGACCGCCCGGAAGGAGCGGGGGGTAATCAATCTTTTCCTGATTCATTCCGAGGCATCAAAAGATCCATTGCCTGCTTTAGCTTGATAGCTTGCTCTTCCGTCATGCCGAGCATCCTGTCCGCCATCTCGTCTACAGCCATTTTGTGGGTCGGGCTTACCTGCGCATAGCGACTATCTCGGTGGTAGTCGCCATCACCGTAAGCCTGCGCAACGTCAGCGATCTCATCAGCGAGGCGCTTGCTGTACTTCTCCGCAGGTATGCCAAAAAGCTTAAAGATCCCAACAGCCACATCCTTGTTGAGCCTCAACCTTCCGTTCAGGTAGTTGCTGAACGATCCCTGGTTCATCCCGAGCGCCGCACCAGCAGCCTCCTGGGTAATCCGCTTTTCCTTAGGGCGAGAGGCGTTCTCCTCTTTGATCAAGGCCTTCAGGGCTGCGCATTCAGCCAATTCCCAGTCTTCGAGTGGTCGCTTGTCTTTGCTCATGGCGGGCGAGTGTATTTCCGGAGGTAATGACAAACAAATGCCGGGGGAATTGATTTAAAAAATTCCCTAGGCAATAATCACGACATGAATCACTGGAGGAGAGGCCATGAGCCGTACTCACATCACCAAATTTGCTGCTGATCACGGGCAGACCGAAGCGGCATCGCTCCTGGGCATGACGCAGGGCGCCCTGAGCAAAGCCATCCGGGTGGGTCGCGATGTTTATGTGACTAAGAACTCTGACGGCACCTATTCCGCGGAAGAGGTCAGGCCTTTCCCGTGCCAACAGCACCACCTTAAAAAGTCCGCCGCCTAACCAATTTCAACCGCAAGGAGCAGTACCCCTATGGGATTCAAAGACCCCCTGACACAACGTCGAGACCTGGCGAGGAAGGTCCGGCTTTATCCACTGCTTGATCGGCAACTGCAGCGCGCTGCCCACAAGGCTCGCCGCGAGTACGCGACCTACCTGTTCGAGATGCTCGAGTGGGCCGCTGTGAATGGCGGCATCGAAGCCCTCATGCCTGACGACCTTAAGGATATCGCGGGCTAGAGGCCCTCAGGAGGGCACGATGGAATTTTGTGAAGAGAACGTGCCGCCAGAGACCAGAGCCAAGATTCATCGCCTGATGGAAGCCAGGGGCTGGACGTTTGAGGAGGCCGTTAACGAGGTCTTGCTCGAAGCAATCACGTCCGGCGCAACGGTATTCCTGGGAAGGCGAAAGGCACCGGTTCTGGAGCTGGTGGGACTGAAGAGGCCCTCTACCGGATAGGTGAGGCCCTCACATAGAGACTGAAGAGACCCTCAAATGGCAGGCACAAAAAAACCACCGGGCAGGGTGGCTTCTTGTACTGCATTCGTAACGCTTGTGTGAGGTCATCATATATGCACCAGACCATCCAAAGCAATACCGTGGCCCTCGCGCCACAAAATGCGAACCACGATTTCGTGGCGCGCAAGATGAGCAGCCTTGAGCTGCGAGATCTGATTAACGCCTCTAGGAAGTCTGCTGGCGAACCCCAGGTGCGCAATGACCAGTTCCTTTCTCGGGTTGAGGACGAGCTGGGAGACGAGCTTGAGGGGGTGCAAAAATACTACACCCCCGTGTACGGCAACCAGGTAGCCACTTACGACCTAACGCTGGACCAGTGCATGCTGGTCGGGATGCGCGAATCAAAGTCGGTTCGCCGCAGTGTTCTCGATAAGCTCAAGTCGCTCGAAGCGCCTCGCGTCATCGCGACTCTGCCTGACTTCTCCAACCCTGTTGCCGCCGCACGCGCTTGGGCTGACGAGATGGAGCAGAAGCAGATCGCCCAGCAGGCCCTAGCCATCGCCGCGCCGAAAGTCGAGTTCGTCGACAAGTACGTCCAGTCGACCGGCCTCAAGGGCTTCCGCCAAACCGCAAAGCTGCTGAGGGCTAATGAGGCCCGCTTCCGTGAGTTCCTGCTCGACAAGAAGATCATGTATCGCATGGGCGGCGAGTGGCAGGCCTACCAACAGCACATCGACGCTGGCAGGTTCTCCGTGAAGACCGGAACCAGTGACAGCGGCCATGCCTTCAATCAAGCCAAATTCACCCCAAAGGGCGTCACCTGGGTGGCTGGCCTGTGGGCACAGTACAGCCTGGAGGCCCAATGATGGCCCGTTCAAGAAACATAAAGCCGGGGTTCTTCTCGAACGAACACCTGGCAGAGCTGGACTTTGCCACTCGCCTCCTGTTCATCGGTCTTTGGACCGAGGCGGACCGTGAAGGGCGCCTTGAAGATCGCCCGCGCCGCCTGAAAATGGCCCTGTTCCCGGCTGACAATGTCGACATCGATCGCATGCTCGATGACCTGGATCATTTGGGGTTCATCAAGCGTTACACCGTGGGCGACCTCAAGGCCATCCAGGTCATCAACTGGTCGAAGCACCAGAACCCACACGTCAAGGAAGCCAAGAGCACTATCCCCGAAATGCCTGTCGTAGAGGCATGCCAGGGAAAGCATGAGGAAAGCACCGTGCAAGCACCAGACTCGCACAGTTCTTTCCCTGCTGATTCCCTCTCTCTTGATTCCGGATTCCTGATTCCTGATTCCCTCAACCCGTCGCCCGCGCCGGTGGATTCGGTCGAGCTGTTTTCGCGGTTCTGGAAGCTGTACCCGCGCAAGGTCGGGAAGGACAAAGCCGAGAAGGCCTGGGCGAAGCTCAAGCTGAATCAGGACCTGTTCGACACGATCGTATCGGCTCTGGCCAAGCATCGCCTGCTGCCCAGCTGGACCAAGGACAACGGCCAGTTCATCCCGCATGCCTCGACCTGGCTCAACGGGAAGCGCTGGGAGGACGAAGTCGAGCTACCTGCTGACAACGTGCACCACCTGCCCACCAGCCGCCACCACGGCTTCGCTGACCGCGATTACACCACTGGCCTGAAGAAGCGGGAGGACGGCAGCTATGCGCTCTGAAAAAGTCACCCCGATCAACCAGGCATCCCTCTGCGACCGGACCCAGCCTGCCGAGTGCGAGAAGCACGGCTCCTTCGAGCAGAAGGTAACCATGCTGCTGGGCAAGGCACTGCGCAGCCAGTGCCCTGAATGCTCCCGCATCGCAAAGGAGGAGCGCGAGGCCCGCGCCGAGGCTGAGCAGGCCCTGAACGTGCGCCTGGCGATATCCCGCAAGCTGGGCGACTCGCTGATCCCGAAACGTTTCGTTGATCGCTCGCTGACGAACTACAAGGCCGAACACAAGGGCCAGGCCGAGGCGCTGCGCTTCTGCCGTCACTACGTGAAGACCTTCGACCAGATCGCCGAGAACGGACGCTGCATGGTGCTGCTGGGCAAGCCAGGAACCGGTAAGACCCACCTGGGCGCCGGCATGGCCAACGACTTGATGCGCAGCACCTCGCACTCGGCCGTGTACCGCACAGTCAGCTCGATCCTACAGGCGATCCGCGCTACCTACGACCGTGCCAGCGAGGCGACCGAGGCCAGCATCCTGTCCAGCCTGATCGAGCCGTCTCTGTTGGTCCTGGACGAGGTTGGCGTGAGCAAGGAGCAACCCAGCGACTTCGAGCTGACGACCCTGTTCGCAATCATCAACGGCCGCTACGAGCAGGTGAAGCCAACCATCGTTATCTCCAACCTGGAGGGCAGCCAGTTGCCGATGGCCATGGGCGAGCGCTGCGTCGACCGACTGCGTGAGGGAGGAATGATCGTCGTTCCATTCGATTGGGAATCGCAACGCGGGAAGGAGGGTTTGTGATGCGTGACCATACAGATCGAGCAGGTATTCGCTGCGTCATAACGGCCATAGCGTTGTTTATGTTCGTGCTCTTCGTCTGGGGACCGGTAAACACCCTGTGGGTCGCTCCCTGGGTTTACTCCGGTACCGAGTTTGGGTCGTTCGCCTGGAGGAAAGCTTGGGTGATCAATGGATGGATTTTGATTGCCCCATTCCTGCTCGCTTTTAGCTACTGCATCTTGACGATGACCCGAGCAATCCGCAAAGACGAAGTCGAACGCGAAGAGCGCCGCAAGGAGAAGCACTGATGGAAAGGATACTTGTTCTTGTATGGCTAGCAGGATGCGGCGCATTCGTGATCGGGAAGTGGTGCATGTGGGTGACCGACCTGGTTGCTGACTGGCCAGTGAGTGGTTTTTGGTTCCTCGTTATCGGCCCCGGGCCCTTCATTTTGCTTATGGCAGTACTGCTGGTCCGGTTCATTTCGCGCATCGAGAAGGAGAAGCACTGATGGACACCAACAAGATGCGCGACATCAGCCGCGAGCAGTTCGAAGCCGTCTTCAGCGAGAAATACCCGCTGATCTTCGCTGCAGCCAAGGTCGGCGAGTCCGAAGCCCATGGTGCTGTGTCGATTGCATGGTGGGGCTGGCAGTCCTCCCGCGAGGCCGTGGTGGTGGAACTGCCCAAGGTGGTTGGCTTCGAGGGCGCGTATGACTCGCACCGCCATCATGAATTCGTCCCGAGCATGAGCGACATCGAGGATGCAGACGAGATATTCGGCCTGTGCCGCAGGGTTGAAGCCAAGGAAGCGATCGAGGCCCAGGGCCTGAAGGTGGCGCCATGACTGAGAAGATCAGCGTCAACAGCCAGGCCAAGCTCTCCGAGGCCATCACCATGCTGACCCGCCTGTTCCGCGACAAGAAGTTCGTCGTGGTCAGCATGCGCCCAGGCAAGGACCGCACCCTGGACCAGAACGCCCTGTGGTTCGCCATGTACGAGCGGATCGCCAAGAGCACCGAGATGGGCGACATCGAGGACGTGCGCCGCTACTGCAAGCTGCACCTTGGCGTGCCGATCATGCGCGCCGGCTGCGCCGAGTTCCGCACCGGCTGGGCAGAGTCGTTCATCCACCTGGATTACGACGTGAAGCTGCGCCTGATGGGGCCGTGCGCGATGTTTGGGCCAGATGGCTTCCCGGTGACTCGGTTGTTCGACCGGGCCCAGGGCTGCCAGTACACGGACCGCATCGTCGAGGAGTTCACGCCGCGGGGCGTGCACTTCGCTGACCTGCTCGGGGAGGCTGCGGCATGAGCGTGCTCGCCAAGGAGATCAAACCGAAGAAGTGCAAGGCGCCAGGCTGCGGCCAGCGCTTCAAGCCGTCCATGACCACGCAGAAGGTGTGCAGCATCGCCTGTGCGCTGGCTGTGTCGAAGGATTCGAAGGTGCAGAAGGTGGCGGCCAGGGCCATCACCACGCAGGCCCGCCAGGACCTCCAGGCGCGCCGCGAGAAGCTGAAGACGAAGGGGGAGCACCTGCGAGAGGCTCAGCAGGCGTTCAACGCGTACATCCGCGAGAGGGACCGCCTGGCGGGGTATGCGTGCATCTCCAGCGGCCGACCGCTCGACTGGAACGGCAACGCCGTAGATGCCGGTCACTATCGCAGCACCGGCGCCGCCCCACACCTGCGCTTCGATGAGAACAACTGCCATGCCCAGTCCAAGCACGATAACCGCTATCTGTCCGGGAACGTGGCGGACTACCGCATCGGCCTCATCAACCGTATCGGCCTGGAAGCTGTAGAGGCCCTGGAAAGGGACCAATCAGCCCGGCGCTACACCATCGAAGACCTGCAGGCCATCAAGTCCCTGTACAGGCAGAAGCTCAAAGATCTGAGGAGGGCTGCAGCATGACACCAGCATGGGGATTCCTGATTTTGGCCACCCTCATGGTGGTGGGTGGTGTGGCGTTGTCATGGGCGGGAGCGGTGCGCCGCAAGCGGTACTACGAAGAATTCATTTTGAGCAAGGCCAGGCGGGCAGGGGGTAAACCATGAAGTACCAGAGCGTTTTGGCAGCGGTGGTTCGCGCCCTTGCGGCAGAGACCATGAGTGGCGTGGGCGGCAGTGACTTCGAGCCAAAGGTCCAGGCATCGAAGCTGAAGGGCGAGATCACCGGGAAGGATGCGGCGATGCTGGTGGATTGCTGGGTGCACGCCCGCCTGCACAGCAAGCTGATCCCACGGCACTGGAATGCGCTGACGGCCAGGTTCTCGACCCACAAAGCCAAAAAGGTCGAGGCCATTGGCAAGTTGGTGCCGCTGATCGCCACCCAGGCGCCTAACCTGTTCCGGTACAAGGCGGTCACCGCCTGGGCGATCCCTCCTGTGAAAGGAGTGCAAACGCATTCGGGGCATGAGGTGGCCAGCCGTGCGGCCCGTGAGCGTGCAGAGTTCGACTCGCTGCATGCAGGCGTGGTCAAGCACCTGGAGGGCGGCGAGATGCCCGAGGACGCCGGCCAGGCGCGCCGCGAGCAGTACGTGAAGCGCTCCACCGACATGATCGTGCTCCCGGCCGAGTTCTACGACATCAACACCTGGGATGGCCAGGGCCTGAACAGGACCACGTATTGGCGCTGGAAGAAGACGATCGAGAAGGTGCTCGATGAGATGGTCGCCGAGGCTTTGGCTGCCTCCAGCAAGATTCTGGAGGACGAAGGCGTTTTGATGGCAACTGCCGCTTGACAACTCTGCAACGGTGCAACAAAATTCTTGCATCCTGTCATTCCTGCGCGTGTTGAGGAGTGATCAAAAAGAACCCGGCCAAGTGCCGGGTTTTTTATTGGCCCCACGAGGGCCTCAAGAGGCCCGGTCATAAGTCAGGATTTAGGGTTCCATACCCGGATAAACGATCTTCGGAGTGCCCACGGCATACGACTCGACACCGGTGATCTGCAAGCGCAAGCCAAACAGGGCCAAGGCATTTTCGACGCTCTCAAGCTTCGACGAGTGCTCGAAGTCAACCAACCTGCCTGCGGCGACAGGAGAGATGCTCAGCATTTCCGCCAGGTCGGACCGGGTCTTGTTGGTCTTAACAAGCATGTTCCAAAGCAGTGCCTTGGCTACGATAACGCCAGGGAGCCGTACATGGTGATCTCCTCGATCAGTCGAATACGGGATTGGCTGTCGCCGCTCAACGTAGATCGACATGGCCAAGGTGATGCCCTCAACTGCGTTTTCTAGCAGTTCGACAAGGGTATCCCCGACGCTGTGCGCCTCTGGAACATCCGGGCAGGATGACCAAAAGTGCCCGTTTTCCTCGTGTGCCACGATTTTGTAATCGAACATAGTTCCTCTCTTGGGGCTGACTGGAAGTGCGTTCAGGGAGGTGGGGCCTCATTTGAGGCCCAGTTGCTTGATGATTTCCTTCCTAAGCCCTTCACCAATCTCCTTGGATCCGTGGCTTGGGAAGATCGTCTGGCGGTCCTTGTAGCGAATCTTGAAGTGACTGCCGTTGGCTGACTTCGAGAACTCGACCCCTTGGGCCTCCAACCATCTCCTGAACTCGCTGTACTTCATCAACCCTCCGTTGTGTGTTGATGGGTTCATTGTATAAACATTTATGTTCAGTGTAAACACAAATGTTAATTTTATTTGTTGCACTGGGGATCTGATATGGCCGAACCAACAAGCGCCGCCGCGAGCGTAGTGCTCGGCAAGTACGGGGTGGTGATGGCTGCATTCATCGGCTCGATCCTCTCCCTGGGTTTCCTGAAGGATCTGACCCGATTCCAGGCCGCGACTGCCGTTGCCACTGGATTCGGCTTCTCGGTCTACCTGACCCAGCCCGTCACCGCCTGGCTTGCCCCAAAGCTTGAGCTCGCGGTCACCGATGATCTGCTGTGTGGAGTAGCGTTCGTGCTTGGCCTCACCGCAATGAACATCATCCCCGCGCTCAAAGCTGCCATGGGGTCGTTCGTCACGGCGCGAGGTGCCTGATATGGACAACATCCTGGTTTCAGCGCTGACGGCCCTGGACGTGTTCCTGTGCGTCATGGTCGTGCTCGCTGCCTGCGATTACCTGCGCAAGGTCCGCCCGGTGGATCAGCCACTGCTGAGCATCGCCTTCTACCTGGTAGCCATCGGCGGATTCGGTGCGTTCGTCACGTCCCTGCAAGGACACTGGGTAAACCCATTTGGCGTGATGCTTCACGCCGGGGTGGTCGCCTATGCTTGGGCCCGTCGCGGTCACGTGTTCAGCTGATCCGCGCCACAAAATCGAGGTGCGCCGTTTCGTGGCGCTTAGAACAGATCTGAGAAAACCTCTATATTGGCCTTTCCCAACTGGAGGCTTTCACCATGACTAGACGTCAAGATGTGCTTATCGCTACTCACCAAGCAAGAAGCAGTGACGGGCTTGAGTTCGAGGTTCAGGAAATCCAAGAGTACTTGCTTTCGGGAGGCGACCGCATACCGTCGCTCAAGAGATACCAGCAGCCAAACGGCCGCGCCGTGAACCTTCTCAAAAATGGTGACTTTGAATTAGTCGCTATAGGTGTAATAGCTTCGCCCGTTTAACTCCAACAATAAGGTATCGGGGGTGCCATGGACCGACCTACACCCCCAGCTTCACTGCTCTCAGTCTCCGACCTGTCCATGCTCGGCATACGGCTCACGCCTGCTCCTGATGTCTGGAAATGGATCATTGAACAGATCCTCTGTGATACCGGCAGTATCCATAACCCCCACCATGCCCACCTGATCGACGCCAACATCGGCGTGCTATGGGCATCGAGTGGATTCGCCAAGCAGGGCCGGATCGTCCTTGGTCAAGCCGAGCAGCTGATGTTCCGCGCTGGCGGGTGGCAGAAGGCCCGCCAAGAGCAGCAGATGCGGGAATGGTTCGGTGAGGAGCCGGACTACCTCATCACCTTCGCTGCCGACTACTGCGCTCAGTGCACTGATGCTGAGTTCTGCGCTCTGGTCGAGCACGAGCTCTACCACATCGCCCAGGCGACCGATGAGTTCGGCGCTCCCAAGTTCACCCAGGGCGGGATGCCGAAGCTCTACCTACGCGGCCATGACGTCGAAGAGTTCGTCGGAGTGGTGAGGCGCTACGGTGCGAGCAATGAAGTCCAGCAGCTGATCGATGCTGCAAGCCGGCCGCCTGAGGTGGCAAAGATCAACATTTCGAGGGCCTGCGGAACCTGCCTACTCAAGTCGGCCTGATTTTTGACAGGTTTTGACGGATGACAACCCATGGCAGCACTACGAAGCGAGGTCAAAGCCTTCATTGTTCAGGCTCTGGCCTGCTTCGATACACCGTCCCAGGTGGTGGAGGCTGTCAAAAAAGAATTCAGCGTCGATGTCAGTCGGCAGCAATGCGAATCGCACGATCCCACGAAGTTCGCCGGGCGCGGCCTGGCCAAGCGCTGGGTGGACATGTTCCACGCATGCCGGGAGCGCTTCACCACCGAGACTGCCGATATCCCAATCGCGCACCGAGCCTACCGCCTCCGCACACTGGGACGCATGGCCGAGAAGGCGGAGAGCATGAAGAACATTGCCCTGACCGCCCAATTGCTTGAGCAGGCGGCCAAGGAGGTCGGCGATGTGTACGTGAACCGGCAGACGAAGGTGGATAGCCCGCTCGACAATGCGGTACCCACCTCGGTGCAGGTCACGGTGATGGATGCGAGGAAGCGCGATGCCGACGCTTAACGTCCCTCAGGCCACTTTCATCAACATGCCGCACAAGTTCCGCGGCTTCGTCGCTGGGTTCGGCTCGGGCAAGACCTGGGTTGGTTGTGCTGGCATCTGCAAGCACGTGTGGGAATGGCCCCGGATCAACTCCGGCTACTTCGCCCCGACGTACCCGCAGATCCGCGATATCTTCTTCCCGACCATCGAGGAGGTCGCCTTCGACTGGGGCCTGAAGGTCAAGACGAAGGAGAGCGACAAGGAGGTCGAGTTCTACAGCGGCGGCCAGTACCGCAGCACGACCATTTGCCGCTCGATGGAGAAGCCGCAGACCATCGTCGGCTTCAAGATCGGGCACGCCCTGGTCGATGAGCTCGACGTCCTGCCCAAGCTGAAGGCAGAGCACGCCTGGCGCAAGATCATCGCCCGTATGCGCTACAGCGTGGCCGGGCTCAAGAACGGTGTAGACGTCACCACGACACCCGAAGGGTTCAAGTTCGTCTATCAGCAGTTCGTCAAGCAGCTGCGCGAGAAGCCGCTGCTGAACGACATGTACGGCCTGGTACAGGCGAGCACGTTCGACAACCAGCTAAACCTGCCGCCGGACTACATCCCGTCGCTGATGGACTCCTACCCCGAACAGTTGATCATGGCCTACCTGAACGGCCAGTTCGTCAACCTGACGTCCGGGACGATCTACACCGCCTACGATCGCAAGCTCAACGGCAGCCAGGAGACTATCCAGCCAGGCGAGGCCCTATTCATCGGCATGGACTTCAACGTCGGCAAGATGTCGGCAGTGGTGCATGTAAAGCGCCTGGGCCTGCCGCACGCGGTGGACGAGATCATCAACGGCTACGACACGCCGGACATGATCAAGCAGATCAAGGAGCGCTACTGGCTCTACGACGGCAGCGATTACCGCAACACCCGACAGATCCGGGTCTATCCGGATGCCTCGGGCGACTCGCGCAAGTCCGTGCGGGCCAGCGAGACCGACATCTCCCTTCTCAAGCAGGCCGGCTTCATGGTCTCGGCGCCCGGTGCTAACCCGCCGGTCAAGGACCGCATCAACTCAATGAACGCCATGTTCTGCAACGCCGCCGGCCAGCGCCGGTACCGGATCAACGCCGACAGGTGCCCGACCTACGCCGATGATCTCGAGCAGCAGATCTGGGGCGACAACGGCGAGCCGGACAAGAAGCAGGGCAACGACCACCGGCCAGACGCCGGCGGCTACTTCATCCACAAAGAGTACCCAATCAACAAGTACTCCCTCGCAGGTGTTTCCTAATGGGCGTAGTCCGATACCTCAGCGACAAGCTGGTGAACCTGGTGGCGAACCTGGGCACCGAGCGCGACAAGGCATCGGGCTCGACGTATGCGCCGGTGATCCTGACCGATGAGCAGCTGATCAACGCCTACCGTGGTGCATGGTTGCCCCGCAAGATCGTGGACATCCCGGCATTGGACGGGACGCGCCGCTGGCGGGCCTGGCAGGCTGACAAGGGGCAGATCGAGAAGATCGAGGCCGAGGAAGCCCGCCTGGACCTTCGCGCCAAGGTGAAGCAGGCCTTGACGAGGGCAAGGCTGTTCGGTGGGTCTGCCATCTTCATCGGCACCGGCGAGACCAACACATCTCTTCCGCTCAACCCCGATCGAATCCAGGCAGGCGGACTCAAGTACCTGGCGGTGATGAACCGCAGGCAGCTTTCGCCGACCGAGATCGAGCAAGACCCGCAGTCGGAGCGCTTCGGCAAGCCCAAGGCCTACCGGCTTGCGGATAGCCAGCTGGAGATCCACCCGTCTCGACTGGTGATCTTCTCCGGCGCCGAGCACCCAGACCCTGATCTGGCCCCGGCCAACATCTTCGGCTGGGGCGATTCGGTTCTGCAGGCGCTGTTCGAGGCCATCAAGCAGTCGGACGGCACCATGGCCAACGTGGCCAGCCTGGTGTTCGAGGCCAAGGTCGACGTTATCCGCATTCCTGACTTCATGCAGAGCCTGCAGGACGATGGATACCGGAAACAGGTGCTGGAGCGAATCACCTTGGCAGCCACCGCCAAGGGCATCAACGGGACGCTGCTGCTCGACAAGGAAGAGGACTACGAGACCAAGTCGGCAAGTTTCGGCACGCTGCCCGACATCATCGACCGCTTTCTACAGGCTGTATCCGGCGCCGCCGACATCCCAGCCACCCGCTTGCTGGGGCAGTCGCCGTCCGGCCTGAACTCGACCGGTGAAGCTGACCTGCGCAACTACTACGACCGCATTCAGGCGCTGCAGGAGCTGGACATCACGCCTGCTCTGAAGCTGCTGGATGACTGCCTGATCCGCTCGGCGCTCGGCTCCAGGCCGTCCCAGATCCACTACGTGTGGAATCCCCTCTGGCAGCCGACGGCGAAGGAGCGGTCGGAGATCAGCAAGCAGACTGCCGAGACCATCAAGATCCTGGGCGAGACGAAGCTCTGGCCTGAAGACGCTCTGAGCAAGGCGGCCACCACGCTGCTGGTCGAGCAGAGCGTTCTGCCCGGCCTGGAGGCGGCGGTCGCTGAGTTCGGTGCTGAACTGCCCGACGAAGAAGAGCCAGACGACGTTACGGCCACGCCCTGAGGTAAACCATGCACATCACTGACAAAGTCAGCCTGGGTGACACCAAGCTGAGCGATTCCGGCTACCTGGAGGCTTTTGCCCTAACCGCCCGGACAGGCGTCCAGCAGTACCTGGGGCGCGAAGTGGGGCGGCCCGACCTGGAAGTGGTCAACGTGTACCGCGACCAGGCCGAGGTGTTCTCCAAGGCCTCGCTGCAGACGTTCTCCAAGATCCCCATCACCAACGACCACCCGGCCGAGGCGGTAACCGCCGCGAACTGGAAGAAGGTTGCTGTGGGCACCACCGGTGACGACGTCCTGCGTGACGGCGAGTACCTGAAGATCGGCCTGAAGATCACCGACGCCGCTGCCGTGGGCGCGGTGCAGGCAGGCAAGCGCGAGCTGAGCGTCGGCTACAGCTGCGAACTGGTGTGGGCAGACGGCGTGGCCGAGGACGGCACCAGGTACCAGGCCAAGCAAACCAACATCATAGCCGACCACATCGCCATCGTTCAGCGCGGGCGGGCCGGCAGCCGGGCGAGCATTGGCGACTCCTGGCCACAACACACCCCAACCCCCGAGGAAAACCCCATGACCCTGAAGACGGTTACCGTCGACGGCATCCCGGTTGAAGTAACCGACCAGGGCGCCGCTGTCATCGCCACCCTGCAAGGCCGCCTGGCCGACGCTGCTACCAAGCTGAGCACTGCCGAGGCTTCGCACGTCGCCGCCATCGCCACCAAGGACACCGAGCTGGCCAAGAAAGACGCCGAGATCGATGACCTGAAGGCCAAGCAGATCACCGACGCGCAGATCGATGCGCGCGTGAAGGCCCGCGCCGACCTGATCGCGAAGGCCAAGACCATCGCTGACGGTGATTACACCGGCAAGAGCGATGCCGAGATCCGCAAAGCGGTAGTGATCGCCAAGCTGGGCGATGCGGCGGTGGCGGGCAAGGCGGAAGCCTACGTCGACGCTCGCTTCGACATCCTGGCCGAAGTCGCCGCCAAAGACCCGGTTCGTCAGCACCTGATCAATCAGGACGGCAAGCCGAAGAACACCCATGACAACGGCCAGCAGGCCTACGAGGAGCGTCTGAACGACGCTTGGAAAGGGGGTGCCAAGTAATGGCCATTCAAACCACCTACAGCTCGACCATCCGCGCCGGCCTGCCGGGCATGATCGTCGATATGATCCCGAAGACCCTGATCTCCCGCACCGTGCAGGCTGCTGCCGGCCTGGCCTTCGGTGTTCCGGTCATCCAAGGCACCGCCGATAAGGCCGGTCGCGCCTCGACCACCGGCGACACCGCCGCCAAGTTCGTTGGCATCAGCGTCCGCGATCGCTCGATCAAGGCTGAGGCCAACCAGTACAGCCAATACGAATCGGCCCGCGTGATGACCAAGGGCGCCATCTGGGTGACCGCATCCGTGCAGGTTGCCGCAGGCGACCCGGTCTACTTCGTGCCGGCAACCGGCGTGTGGACCAACGTGGCCACCGACAACGTCCTGGTGGCCAACGCCCGCTTCGACACCAGCACCACCGGTGCCAACCAAATCGCTCAAGTCCGCCTGGGCTAAGGAGAAACCATGCGTCATATTCAGCTCCTCGATGCTCAGGCCGCCCTGGGCTTCGTGGTCTCGCAGACCTCGTACATCGAGCGTCAGGTAAACGAGATCGTCTACCCGGACATTCAGTACCCGGGCCTGATTCCGGTCGACACCTCCGCGCCCGAGTGGATCAAGACCGTCACCTACTACTCCGCCGACAAGGTGGGCAAGGCCGACTGGATCAACGGCAACGCCGATGACATCCCGCTGGCCAGCACCGAGCGGACCAAGTTCGAAACCAACGTGCACATGGCAGGTATCGGCTATGGCTACGGCCTGGAGGAGATCAGCCAAGCGCAGATGCTCGGCATCAGCCTGACCGCCGACGATGCCATGGCTGCACGCCGTGCCTACGAAGAGATGGTCGACCGCGTTGCCCTGCTGGGTGATTCGTCGAAAGGCTTCTCGGGCCTGTTCAACTTCCCAGGCGTCACCGCCGGCACCGCGGTGACCGGTAACTGGGCCACCGCGACCGCCGACCAGATCCTGGCCGACGTGAACACCGCGCTGACCGTCCAGGCGCAGGGCACCCTGTACACCGCGTTCTCGGACACCCTGCTGCTGCCCTACAGCAAGTTCCTGCTGCTGGCCACCCGCAAGGTGAACGAGCAGGGCCTGGAGTCGATCTTCACCTACCTGCAGAAGAACAACGTCTACACCGCCACCACCGGGCGCCCGCTGCTGATCAAGGGCCTGAATGGCCTGGACACCGCCGGCGCTGGCAACACCGCGCGCATGATCAGCTACCGCCGCGACCCGTCGGTGCTGAAGATGCACATCCCGATGCCGCATCGCTTCCTGCCTGTCTACCAGGCCGGCCCGATCCGCTGGGAAGTGCCGGGTATCTTCCGCCTGGGCGGCGTGGACGTTCGCCGTCCTGCCGAAGTCCGCTACACCGACGGCATCTAAGGGGGTCGCATGGCTAAGGTAACCAACACCCATAGCAAGACCCCCATCGGCCTTCCTGACGGCTCCGTGGTGCCTCCTGGCGGCACTATCGATGTGCCGCAGTGGGTCGACTACAGCAATCGCCAGAATCTGGCGTTCTACGTCGAGACCGGCGTGCTGGTGGTCGAAGGTGGCGAGGCTGTTGAGCTCAGCAAGGAAGAACTGTTCGCCAAGCTGAAGGCGCTGGGTGTCGAGGCTGGCAAGAACTCCAGCCTGAAAACCCTTCAGGAGCGACTGGCCGAGGCTGAGGCCAAGGCCAAGGAAGAGGCAATCGCGAAGCTCAAGGAAAAGGGCATCGAGGTCGGCGACGACGTCACCCTGGAAGAGCTGCAGGCCGAACTGGCCAAGCACCCGTAACAACCACGGGCGGTTCGCCGCCCTCTTATTCGAGACATCCCGATGCCAGAATTCTACGGATCCGTCGCAGGCGCCGACGCCTACCACTCTGCCCGGGCGAATGCTGCCTGGGCCGGCAGTGACGAAGCGAAGCAGGCGGCGCTGATCAGGGCATCGGCCTACATCGACGGCAAGTACCAGCAGCAGAACAGCTGCGGGCGCTGGGAGTCGATGTTCTCCGGCGTGAAGACCGGTGGCCGGGCGCAGGAACTACAGTGGCCGCGCACCGGCGCAACGGACAACGAAGGCGCGGCCATCCCGCCTGACGAGGTTCCAGCGGAGATTGAACGGGCCACCTACGAGGCGGCGCTGCGCGAACTAGTGAACCCTGGCAGCCTGAGCCCTGACTACGTAGCCGCCGAGGCCATAAAGCGGCAGAAGGTCGACGTGCTGGAGATCGAGTACCAGGCCACGGCCACGACTGACGGAGGCGTCCCGACACGCCCGGTGTTGACCGTAGTGGATGAGTTGGTGGCCCCGCTCCTGCGCAGTAACAGGCTGTGCGGTGTGGCGGTGTTTGTCGTATGAAGGCCTCCGAGGTAGAGGCCGAGATCGAGCGCCTTGAGATCGAGGTGCAGCAGGCCTACCTGGATCAGGTCGCGCAGACCGTGCGCTATGTGAGCATCAGCGAGCTAGAGAAGGCGGTCGAGGACAACGACGAAGACCGGATAGCCGAAATCCTGTCCCTCGGGCTATTCGCGCTGCTGGTCGAGCGTCTCCGCGCAGTGTATGCCCGGGGCGCAAGCAAGGAGCTGTTGGCGGTGATCATCCCTGGCGTGCGCCGGGAGGTCGACATGGGCCATCCTGACGTCACCTCGTTCCTGGCCAGTCAGGCCGCCGCGCTGCGCGACCAGGTTGCCCGCGAGCAGGCCGAAGCTGTGCGGGTGGTGCTGTCCATGGGGCGTGACCGGGGCGATACGGCGCGAACCGCTGCGCTGAGCCTGGCAGGTCGAATGAGCAAGCAGACCGGGCGGCGCACCGGCGGTGTAGTGGGCCTGAACGGGCCGGCTGCCGAGGCATCCCAGCGAGCACGCGACCAGTTGGCCAGTGGCGACCCTGCCCGCATGCGCGAGTACCTGACCCGGTTGCGTCGTGATCCAGCCTTTGACGCTGCGGTCCGCGAGGCGATCGAGCAGAAGCGGCCGGTGCCGAAGGCGATCATCGACCGGGCGGCCTCTGCCTACGCCCAGCGCCTGCTTGGCACCTATGCCGAGGCCCTGGCCCAGACCAACACCTCCGAGGCCTATAACAAGGGCCGGGAGGAGGGCTGGAAGCAGCTAACCGCCCGCAGCAGTGGCATGTACACCTTCGCCAAGACCTGGCGCTCCATGCGAGACAACAAGGTCAGGCACACCCATGCAGCTATGAATGGGCAGGTGGTCATGGCCGATCAGCCTTTCACCTCGCCGAGCGGCGCGATGCTGATGTTCCCGTGCGACACCTCGCTTGGTGCTCCGCTCAATGAGCGCATCCGCTGCCGCTGCGTCGTCGAATACTCACTCAGGAAGACCAGCCAGGCGGTGTGACATGCCGATCAAGAGCACCATGCAGTCGTCGTTCGGGCGCCTGTTCGATACCGCGTTCGCTGAGGCGGTGCGCGACTTCACCGGAACCTACCCGGGCGAAGGCGTCTGGGATCCGGTAGAGGAGGTGACCACCGCCCAGCCGGTCATCTACACCGGCCGCGGCGTGCTGAGCCGCTACAAGAAGGACCAGGTCGACGGTGTAAACATCCTGGCCACCGATGTGAGGCTGATTGCCCTGGTGAACGAAGTCACCGATCAGCCGGCGCCCGAGCACATCGTCACCGCGCCCGACCTCATCACCAGCCAGCCCAAGCAATACCGGGTTATGGAAGCCACCACCGACCCTGTTGGTGTGCACTACCAGATTCAGCTGAGGGCAATCTGATGGCAGGCTGGTCGCTGTCGCCCGTGCTGTTCGCCGACCAGATCGAAGAAGACCTGGTGGAGATGCAACGCAGCATCGTCATCGAGCTGGTCGAGGAGATCACAGTCCGCGCGCCGATCGACAGCGGCAACTACATGGCCAACAACATCGTGTCGATAGGCGCAGAGGACTACAGCGTCAACACCAAGCTGGACATTCTCGGCACCGAGACCCGAAGCGCGGCCCGTGCCGCCCTGACCGATTTGAAACCTTTCAGCACGGTCTTCGTGCAGAACAACAGCGTGTACGGCGAGATCATCGAGTTCGGCGGCTATCCGAGCGGCCCAAGCGTCAAGATCACGCCTGACGGATACAGCCGCATGGCACCCAAAGGCGTGTACGGGATTTCCTTCATCGCCGTCACCGAGAAGTTGATATGACCGTACCTTTCGAGACAGTCCGCAAGACGCTCACAGCTCGGATGGCTTCATTCACGGGAATAGAGCAGGGCCGGATTGAGTACCCGAACGCCGAATATCCGAATGGTGGGGTGTTCAAGCCTCCCGCAACCGGTCTCTGGTGCGCCTTCGAGATCCAGTACGCGACGGCCGCGTTCGCCGGCATGGCAGAAAAGCCGCATTACCGCCGGCCTGGTCAGGTTGTGATCCAGTGCTTCTGCCGCCGATCAACCGGGCTGTCAGCGATCAACAAGCTGGCCGACGCCCTGTCTGAGCACTTCCAGTCCTGGGAGAGCGGCAATATTGAGTGCCTTGAGGCGTCCCAGCAGGATGTGGGCGACTTCGAGAGCTACCACCAGATCAACGTGAACGTCCGGTTCCGCGCCGGCTGACCAGCAAGACCATGAACCTCCCGCCTTGAGCGGGTTTTTTTATGCCCGCAGAAAGGAGACATGCGCATGTCCTCTGGCGCCCGCGTTACCAGTTACCTCATTCCCGAGGTCACCCCCGGCATCACCCCAACCACAGGCGACTGGGATACCCTGCGCCTGACCAGCAACACCCTCTCGCCGACCGTCAACACCCAGGTCAGCGACGAAATCACCGAATCGCGCATCAGCCAGGGTTCGGTCGTCTCCAGCACCGATATCCAGGGTGACCTGGCAGGCGAACTGTCCTACAGCACCTTCGACAAGCTGCTGGAAGCGGCCTTCTACGGAACCTGGGACGATGACGTCCTGACCGTAGGCAGCACCCGGCGGACCTTTACCGTCGCGAAGAACTTCAACGACGTGAACGTGTACGCTCTGTTCAAGGGTATGCACGTCTCGGTCTTCGCCCTGGACATCCCGTCTGACGGCAAGATCACCGCCACCTTCACCATGGCCGGCCTGGACTACGCCGATGGCGACACCAATACCGTAGCGTCCATCAACCCGCCGACCACCACGCCGTTCATGAGCAATCAGAACGTCGGCTCCATCACGGTGGATGGCCAGAGCCTGGAAGGCCAAGCGTGTGTGTCTGCTTTGACCGTCAACCTCGACAACAGCCTGCAGGCGCAGCGCTGTATCGGTAACGGCAAGCTTGGGCCTGGCGCACAGATCGCCACCGAGGCGGCGATCACCGGCTCCATCACCTTGGCATGGTCACCGCTGGCTTGGCAGATCTGGAAGAACACCTTCACCCGGAAAACCGTAGCGGTTGAATTCCCGATCATCGACAGCCTGGGCAACCGCTATGACCTGTCGTTCCCAGCCCTTGAGGTCGATGGCGACCTGCCAAACGGCGGCAAGCGCGATCTGATCGAGGTCACGCTGAACTACACCGTGGCCAAGCAGGCGCCGACCATTACCCGGGTTCCGTTCGTGCCGGTGACCAGTGTGTCGGTAACCCCCACCACTGCCTCGATTGCGGTGGCAGCGACCCGCCAGTTGACCGCATCTGCACTTCCATCGGGCGCAGCCCAGAACGTCACCTGGAGCAGCTCGGCGCCGTCGATCGCCACGGTCAACTCGTCCGGCCTGGTCACCGGCGTTGCTGCTGGTTCGGCAGTCATCACCGCCACCAGCGTCTCGGATCCGGCCAAGACCGCCACCTCGGCGATCACTGTCACCGCGTAACCCGCATCACCTTTGGCCGCTCCGGGTAAACGCCGCCCGGAGCGGCCCTTTTTATGGCGTGGCGTGAGGATGATTCATGGCTCTCAAGCTGAAAAAGATCGACACCACCAAGAGCGCTGAGGCGCGCTGGGAAGAGTTCGATGCGGACACCAAGGTCCTGCTGATGCCGTTGGACAACCAGCAGTACCAGATCGCCCTGGAGCGCATGCGCCGCCGGCTGGCGCGCAACGACGCACAGTTCGGACAGGAAGCAGTAGGCGTGATCGAGGGCGAGAAGTCCGAGCACGACAACCACTGCCTGCTGCTGGCCTCGTTCATCGTCCAAGACTGGCAGGGCGCTCAGGACGAAAACGGCAAGGCCCTGGCCTACAGCGAGAACACCTGCACCGAGATGCTTCGGGGCGACGCGGACTTCTTCTACTTCGTCCTGCGCCGTGCCGCGGCTATCGCCGCTGACAACCGGAAAGAGCAGGACGAGATCACGGGAAAGCCGTCGCCCGCTTCGAATGGGAGCGGGCCTGGGGCCAGCGAACCGCAAAGCGAAGCCTGATTTACCAGAAGCTGCGCATTGCGGTACCGGAAGAGCCTGAGCTGGATGTGATAACCGGCAGCCTGCTCAATGCATTCCGAAACGCGGCGCGCGGCCGGCGCTATCTGGTAGGCGCAGCAGCAGTGCAGCCGCTGAGACTGTCAGCCCGCGAGATCACTGACTGGCTTGAAGTGCACCCACTGCCGCTGCCCAGGCGTCTTGTCGACGAGGTGATATTCGCTTTGGATGAGGCCGCGCTGGCAGAAGAAGAGTACTAACGGAGGATCCATGGCAGAACAGCAGGGCCAGACTGGCGATCAAGCGGCGCTATCCCGCTTTCGCCCGAGGCAATGATCGAGGAAAAGCGCAGGCAGATGAGCTGATTGAGCGCAGGCTGTCCCGACTTGAAGAAGCTGCGGGGCTATCGAAGCTGACCTGATCTCTTCGCTGTGCGGCGAGTTGATGGTAAATTGCCGCATAGTCGAATACTTCGGAGTCAGGGATGTTCTTTGTCAGATTCGTAATTCTGGCCTTCTTCGCCGCCTACAGCGTATCCATGGGCAGAGAGCCCGCCCTGAACTCTCTTGGCGTAGCGATTGCGTTCAGCGCTCTGTTCTTTGTGCCTGCCCTATACCTTTTGCCGACTTTTGAGGCGTGGATCAGGAAGAAGAGCAATCTCCAGTCGATCGCCGTTCTCAATCTGTTCCTGGGCTGGACCATCATCGGATGGGTTGCTGCGCTCATCTGGGCCTTCAAGAAGCCAGAAGAGGCAGTAGTGGTCGCTTCGACGCCGGCAGTGGAGCCGATTCCAGCGGCTGACATCCAAGAAAAGAAGACCTGCCCATTCTGCGCTGAGCAGGTGATGGCAGCAGCCATCAAGTGCAAACATTGCGGCAGCGAGCTTCCAGCGACCTGACCGAAGCAAAAACCACAGAAACCCGCCATGTGCGGGTTTTTTGTTGCCCGGAGAAAAGCATGGCACTCAAATCCCGCCTGGAGCTGGAGGTAGATGGGCGCAGCGCAGAGCAGCAAGTAACCGATATTCGAGCTGCTCTCGAAGCGCTTGAGCAGGCCGGCATCAGGGCAAGCTCAACCCTGCGGAAGTCAGGAGGGGATTACTCCAACCTTGCGATGTCCCTGGCAAAGGTACAGGCAGCCAACGACAAGGCATCCTCTTCGACTGACGCTGCCGCAAAAAGCGCAGACACCGCGGCAAAGGCGGCCGCGAATCAGCGTAAAGAACTCGACAGCCTGCTGGGCAAGATTGACCCGCTCACCAAAAAACTAAATGACCTCGCGGCGCAAGAAACAGCTCTGGCCCAGGCGCGTGAATCAGGGCAGATCAATGGCGCAGCGTATGACGCCTACAACAGAAAGATCCAAGAGTCCCTGGCGTCACTGTCAGGCGTTTCCCGAGCGCAGGCTGAAGTAGGCGAGACCGCTGAACAGGCTAGGTCGCGGATCCTTGCGATTGCTGATGCTTCGGTTCGTGCGGCCCAGGAGCAGCGAAATCTAGCCAATGTGGCGACAGGCCTTTCGGAGGCTGAGCAGGGCCTGCTGTCAGGCAACATGGTTCTGTCGTCGAGCCAGGCTCGCCTGGCGGAGTCAACCCAGAAAGTTACGGCTGCCACCAAGCAGGCGGAATCGGCGACCTCCAGCCAGGTTGAAAGCCTGGATGACCTTCTTGCCAGCATTGATCCCACCACCCGGGCGTTGAACAAGCTGGATGAGCAGGAGCGAAAGCTGGCCCAGCAAAACAAGCTTGGCAACCTCGATGCCGATACGTTCGCATCCTACAAAACCCGTATTGACCAGTCGCGGGCTGCGCTCACCGGTTTCGACGATAGCCTCAATCGCACGGGCAACACTGCAAAGCAGAATGCAGCCGCTCTGCGGATGCTCCCAGCGCAGTTCTCTGACATTTTCATCAGCCTGCAGGGCGGTCAAGCACCGCTGACGGTCTTCCTTCAGCAGGGCTCGCAGATCAAGGACTCCTTCGGAGGCATCGGCGATGCAGCCAGGGCCATGGGCGGATACATCCTTGGACTTATCACGCCTCTTAGCGTAGCCGTGGCAAGCGCCGCAGCGCTTGGTTATGCCTTCTACAAGGGATCGGAGGAGGCCGACCGGTTCAATAACGCCCTCATCCTAACGGGGAGCGCATCAGGCGTCACTGCCGACCGGCTTGGCAGCATGGCCAGGCAAATCAGCTCAACGGTGGGGTCCACTGGCGCGGCTGGGGCCGCACTCGCTGAAATAGCTGGTGGCGGGAAGATTGCCGGCGAAAGCTTCGAGCAGGTCGCCCAAGCGGCGGTGTCAATGGAGGTGGCCACAGGAAAGGCCGTATCTGACACGGTGGCAGAGTTCGCAAAACTCGCGGATGAGCCGGTCAAGGCCTCGGCGGCGCTCAACAAGCAATATCACTACTTGACGGCATCTGTGTACGCCCAGATTACTGCTCTTGAGCAGCAGGGCAGGCATGCGGACGCGGTCAAGCTGGCAACAGATGCATTTGCTGATGCGATTAATAATCGCACCCCCAAGATCATCGAAAACCTGAGTTTCTGGGAGCGTGGCTATAACGCGGTAGCCAATGCCGCAGACAGACTGAAGGATATCGGCCGGCCAAACATTGAGGCAGATATCGCGCAGGCCCAAGCCAATCTGGAAAGCGCTCAGCGTGGCGACGTTGGTTTCTTCCAAGACAAAGACAAGATGGTGGAGTTCTACACTGACGAGCTCCAGTTCCTCAAGGACAAGAAGGCCGCCCAAGATGACATCGCCAAGCTCGACAAGGACGCAGCTGATGCGAACGAGCGAACTGTAAATGCGATGGCCAAGGTTGACGCCCTTGAGAAGTCAGCCTGGACGAACGCCAGGAAGCGTACAGAGGCCCTAAAGGAATACGAAAAATCGCTTGAGGTCATTCGGAAGAACAACCCGAATGACTCTCGCCTCGCGCCAGAAACTGTGGCCAGGGTGAAGGCGAACATCTCCGACCAGTTCAAGGACCCCAAGGCGCCGACGGTTCGTGACGACGCCGGCCAGCGCATGCTTGACGAGGCACGCCAGCGCTACGCTGTGCTGCAACAGCAGAGCCGCGTAATAGCGGGGGAGGTCGAGCAGACGCAAAGGCTCGGCACCGAAGCCAAGAAGCTGATCGAGCTCGAAACAGAGATCGCCAACCTCAAGGAGAAAAAGACCCTCACCACGTCGCAGAAGCAGGTTCTTGCGATGGCTGAGCTGAATCTGGCCCAGCAGAAGCAGAACGCTGAGCTGGAGAAGGCCAACCAGCTGACCCAGGCTCGGCTTGAAAACGAGGCGAAGCTGAAGGCTTTCAGGGAGAACCTGCAGTCGCAGCTTGAGCTTTCGCGCGAGGGTCAAGAGGTTGAACTGGCTGGGGCAGGACAAAGCGACCGGTTACGCCGGCGCCTCCAGGAAGATCTGAAGATCCGTCAGGACTATCAGAAGCAACTGGATAAGCTGACCCGCGACTATAACCAGATCAAGAACCCGACGTCCGAGGACACAGACCTCTACAAGGGCGAGACCGAGGCCCTGCGTGCGGCCCTGGCCACACGCATGGTTGATCAGCAGAACTACTACGCCGCGCAGGATGCAATGCGTGGCGAGTGGCTGATCGGTGTGTCGGAGTCTTGGCAGAACTATGTCGACATCGCCACCAACTACAACGAGCAGGCCAGGGCGGCTACAGAGTCGATTCTTGGCGACACCACGTCGTCCATCTCCGGCAGCATCCAAGGGATCATCAAAGGCACGGAAAGCCTGGGCGATGCCTTCGGCAACCTGGCGGGCACCATTGCCAACTCGATGCTCAGTGCATTCGCTGACATCACGGCGCGGTTCCTGGTCATGCAGGCCCTGAAGCTTGCGGGAATCCAGACGGAAGCCACGCAGACGGTCGCGGCGGAGGGGGTCAAGACGACTGCCAAGCTGACGACGGACGCGGTGACCACGACCAGCAGCCTGGCGTCCATCGGCACCGTTTTGACCGCCAACCTGGCGGCCGCAGCAGAAACGTTGGCCTCCTGGGCTCCGGCAGCACTCGTTGCATCCATCGGTACGTTCGGCGCCGCGGCTGTTGTGGGCGGCACTGCACTGGTCGCGGCCTATGCGCTGCTCAAGGGCTTCTCCGAAGGCGGCTACACCGGCTCAGGCGGCAAGTACGAGCCGGCCGGCGTAGTGCACAAGGGGGAGGTGGTTTGGTCGCAGGCCGACATTCGCCGTTTCGGCGGCGTATCTGCGGTCGAGGCCCTGCGCACTGGCAACGTCACACCGATCACTTCGGCGCGAATTGCCGGAGGCTCGCAGGGCAGGTCAGGTACGGGAACCGGAATCCAGCAAAGCATCAACGTCCACAACTACTCCAGCGCACAGGTGGAGCAGCGCCGCATGCCTAACGGAGACATTGATTTCATTATCCGAGAGGCAACCGACCGGGCTGTTCAAGAGGTAGCTGGGCAGTTCTCCTCCGGCTACGGAGATGTTGTTGACTCCTATGAAGGCGCCTACGGGGCACGGCGTTCTGGCTCCTAATGAGGAATGGCAATGATTCAATACCCGGCAGAATTGCCACTTCCTCTGCAGGAGGGGTATGGCCTGAGCACGGTTGACCCGATGCGGGCAACCCAGATGACCACTGGGCGCACGCGGTACCGCATCAGGCATCGGTATGTGCCGACCGAGGTGAAGGTCAACTTCAACTTCAGCGAGGAAGAGGCGGCGCAGTTCGAGGGCTGGTACGTCTGGGCCATCAACAACGGCTTTGACTGGTTCGAGATGCCTCTGCAGACGCCAGTGGGCTTCAAAACCTACATCGCTCACTTCAAGGGCATCTACCAGGGCCCAGACCTGACGCAGATCAGCCGCTGGCGCTACTCGGCGGTGATGCAGCTGAAAGAGCGCCCTGTTCTGACTGAAGACCAGTACATCGGCGTGTCGGTAGGCATGCCGCTCGACCAGTTCAACAGCCAGCTCTCCGGCAGCCTGGACAAATGGTACACGAGGTACTTCGGATGAGCCTGATCGAAGAGTGCTACGCCTCTGGCCGCGGCGAGCTGGTCGACACTATCGAGGCGCGGGAGGAGGGCGGCACCGTCTCCCACCTCTACTGCTCGGGCTGGGAAGACCGGGTGTGCACCACGGAGGATGGCCGCACGCTCACCTTCATAGCGATGGCCATGGACCTGGCCCTGCCGAAGAACGACAACAGCGCGTTCCAGAACCTGGTGCTCGGCCTGGACAACGTGACGGGCGAGGTGCAGGAGGTGGTGGAGGCCGCCAAGGCGGCTGACAAGCGCTTTATCATCACCTTCCGGCGCTACCTGGCCGAAGACCTGTCGTTCCCGAGCGAGCGGTACCGCATGACGCTGCTCAGCCGGGAATATGAGGACGATGTGGCCAAGCTCACCGCCGGTTTCTTCGACCTCCTCAACACCAACGGTCTGCGCACCGTCCTGACCACCTCTCTGGCACCTGGCCTGAAGTACATCTGACCATGATCGAGAAATTCATGCGCGCCCCGTATCGCGAGGGTGCACGGGGGCCTATTGCCTTCGATTGCTGGGGGCTGTGCATCGCTGTCCGTCACCAGGTGTTCGGTCTGCCGCTGCTGCCCAGCCTCGGCGCAGTGGGCAAGGACAAGCTCAAGGCCAACACTGCCGCCTACCACGACCTTCGTCATGGCATGGAGGAGTGCACCCCGGAGCCTGGCGCTATCGCCGCCGTATTCCGCGGCGCGCTGTGCCTGCATGTCGGCGTCGTAGTCGAGAGCGAAGGGCGCCTGAAGGTGCTGGACACAAACCCCGGGGGCGCCTGCCTCCGGACAGCCGGCGAGTTCGAAGCCGCTCATCCCAAGGTGGTCTATTACCGTGATCGAGTTCTACCCGAACAAGCTGAGTGATACGGCTCCGCTCGGCACCTGGAAGACCGACCGCCGCATGTCGATCGAGGAATGGTTGAAGGCCATGGCTCCGTCGTATGAGCGCCGGGAAAGCCCGCCGATCAGCGTTGTCCTCAACGATGAGGTGATCGAGCAGCACCTGTGGCACAAGGTGAAATTCAAGCCGTCTGACCTGCTCCAGATCTACCGCGAGCCGAAAGGCACCGACCCTTTCTCGATCACCTTCGCCCTATTCAAGGGCGCCAAGGCCGTGCTCAAGGCGATCATGCCAAAGATGCCTGGCATGCCATCCAGCGCCGGCACCCAGCAGGGCGACCCGCTGATGGATGCCAGCGCCAAGGGCAACAAGGTCAAACTGGGAGACCCTGTGCGGCAGATTGCCGGCCACCAGCGGGTGTACGGATCGTATCTGGCCCAGCCTCGCCGGGCGCACATTGCGGCGCGCGACCAGCGCGTGGAGATGCTGCTGTACATCGGCGAAGGCGAGTACAACATTCCGCTGGCCAAGGTGAAGGTGGGCGAAACCCCGCTGATCTCCCTGGGCGCCGATGCGACGTTCACGATCTACCCGCCAGGCGCTGATCTCTCTGCCGATCCTGCACACATCAACTGGTTCAACGTGCCCGAGGTAGGCGCCAGTTCCAGCGGCTCTGCTGGCCTGGAGCTTACCATGGCCACCGACCTGACAAGATCGGCGACCGCATCGGCCTACCAGTTCGTTGGCGATACCATCAGCGTGCCGGCCGGATCCGGCCAGTTCCCCGCTGACTGGTCGAACGGGATCATCGTTCGCGTGCTCGCCCCCTACACCTACACCGTAATTGACGGCGGTGCAGGGCGCGACATCGTGCGCGGGCCGCTGGAAATGCTGAACCCCACAGCTGGCATGCTGATCGAGGTGGCCGGAGCGAACGCGGGCCTGTACGTGGTGCACAGCTACACGCCATACACGCCAGCAGTGCCAGCCAACCCCGGAACCGCATCGACGCTCACCGGTTCAGCCGCTCCCAGCCGTTACGACTTCAACGTCACACCGCTGAGCTTCACCCTATTCCGTGGCGCAACCAGCTACCCGATAACACTGAACACCGCGACCACCAACCTGGCTGGGCTTGTGTCAGCGCTCAATACGCAGTTCAGCGGAAAGCCGTTCCAGGCACAAGTGAGCGGCAGTGTCCTTCGTATCGTCGAGGTGACACCGTTTGCCGGCCAGGCTCTCACCGCAACTGGCGCGACCACCATCCTGGGCGCCTCACCTGTGGGAGCCACGGGCACGGCCACCACCAGCGCCATTCCTGAGCAGCCGGCGGAAATGACGCTGGACTATGATGGCGGTTCGCCAGTGGTTGGTCTCGCGCTGGGGCAGGGCCTTGCCACCATCGGCCCGCGCGGGCTGCGGTACCGGATCACGGCATTCAGCACGAGCCTGCTCGAGGTGGAACGATTGACCTCTACCGGGTCAACCGATGCAGGCTGGCCTGGCTTCAACGCCATGCAGACTGTCAACGGCCTGATCACGCTTGACGCGTCGAACCTGCAGGGCGGATACCGTGGGCCATTCGCCTGCTGCCCGGAAAACGAAAAGGTCACAGAACTGGAGTGGACGGTCACCTACGCCAACGGCCTTGCCGGTATCGGTCGGGAAGGGCAGATCTACGAGATTCCGACCTACTACCTGTTCGAGTACCGCGACATGGACGTGGCCGGGGCGTGGACGCCGCTTCAGTACATGAACGCGGGTGGTTCGCTCGATGCCCAGGGCTTCACCGAGCGCGTGTCGCTGCCATACGCGATGCGAGCCGAGGCCCGTATCCGTAAGCAGTATGTGGACCGGCCTGGCCGGATCAACGACGAAGCACGGGATGACGCCACCTGGACGGACCTGCGCGGGCGCATGCAGAACTCGCCCACCAGTTACCCCGGCCTGACGGTCATGACATGCAACATTCGTGGCGGTGACCGGCTTTCTGCTCAGTCGGAGAGCCAGGTAAGCGTCGAGGCAACCCGCATCCTGCCGCTGATGGAAGGCGGTACCGGGCCAAGCCGAGACATCGTGCCGTACTGCATCTACCAGCTGAAGCAGCGCGGGTACACGGATGATGACCTGGACCTGCCCGAGTGGCAGGCCTTCCATGAGATCTGCGTGGCCCGTGGCGATACGTACGATGAGACGCTGGACTCGACGATCACGGTCAAGGACATGATCAACAACGCGCTGGCGTGCAGCTTCGGTGAGCTGGTGACCTTCCGGGGCCTGCTGCGCCCGGTTCGCGACAGTGCACGGGCCGCGTTCGACGTGACCTACGGCCCGAAGACGCAGACCTACTCGCCACAGAACATGACCAAGATGCTGAAGATCAGCGGCGCCATGCCCTCGATCAACGACTTCGATGGCGTCGATGTTGAGTATTTCTCGCGCACCACCTGGGCCTGGGAGACGGTCGAGTGCCGCTGGCCGGGTGACCTGGGCACCAAGGTTGAGAAGATCAAGATGCCCGGCATCAGCGACAGGACCAGAGCCTGGCGTATCGGCATGCGCCGGCGCGGGCACCAGAAGTTCCGCACCGACATCTACACCTGGGAAACCGAGATGGATGGCAGTAACAGCGGCTACCTGAGCTTTGCAGCCGTTGCAGATGACGCGCCGAAGCGGTGCCAGAGCGCGATCCTGCTGGGCTTCGCTGTCACCGGATCCGGAACCCTCTTGCAGTCCTCTGAGCCGCTGGACTTCAGCGCGGGCGGCGAGCACCTGATAGGCGTGCGCAAGCTGGATGGCACGTTGTCCGGCCCTTGGACGGCCACTCAGGTCGACAAGTACACCGCTAGGGTCGACGCGCTCGATTTCACGCCAGAGGTCGAAGGCCCGCTTGAGCCGCCGCACATCCTGTTCGGCCCGGCAGCACGCTGGGCCTACCCGACCCTGATCACCAGCTCAGACCCAGCCAACGGCAACGTCGCCATGAAGGGCATGCCCTACGACGCCCGTGTTTATACCTACGACGACCAGTCGCCACCCGCTTGATTCAACACCACCCGGCTACCGGGATATGAGAGGAAACATATGACCGGCGCAGAATCCCTGCAGCTGTTCCAGCAGCTTGTGGCAAATGCAAACGCGCTGTTCCTGTCGAACGATGACACTGTAGTCATCAACGGCATAACCAAGCCGACGCTGAAAAAGATCTATGCCCAGTTCTTGGCGAGCATGGGAACCTACGCTACGGTCGCGGACGGCTTGGCTGCGACTAGCGGAACCGGGACCAACAACAGGTTTTTCACCGTGCCTGCGACCGGGGACCTGTTTGAGACTCGATACCGTAATGATGCCGGGGTGGCGGTTGAAATTTCGTCAGTTCTTTCTTCGCTGGCGGATAGCCTGACGATTAACCGTGGCAAGGTTTTCCCTTGCCGGGTCGCGACTCGCAACGGCGTCACCAGTACGCAGAACGCCGCCCTGAACCAATTCGTGCTGGGCGCAACAGTTATCGGAGCCGAGGCGGACTACTTCTACCGCATCGGCTACTACGTCAACGGGTACACCGGTCTGGCCGGCGCCGATCCAGACGGCTGGATCATCGAGCGCATCGCCAAGGCGAACTACGCGACCGCCGACAACCCGGTCACCCAGATCATTCGCTACACCGATGTTGCGCCGGTAATCACTGTTGGGCTGCAGACGATCACGTTGAAATCTGCAAGCTATCCGGATCTGAAGTTCGTCCTCACGGTGGACGGTAGCAAGCGGCCAGCGCGCGGTACGCCGATCGCGGTGAATGCGTCCTTCAACCAGGGGTATTCCTACTACATCGACCCCAGCGTCTACCTGGAGCTGGACACTCGCGATTCGCTGAACATCAACGCTGGCAGGCTTGCGCCGTTCAGGCAGGTGTCTCGGGCGGGCTACCTGTCCCCAGCCAACACGACGATGCTGAACGCCATTCTTGATGCGCAAGTGCTGAACGCAAAACCTGGCATGTACTACGGCCTGAAGTACTTCCAGAATGGCAGTATTTCATCAGCGCCCGATGGTGATAACTGGATCATCGAAGAAGCACCGATCTCCACCTACGGATCCAGCTCCGTGATCGAGAGCGTCAATCAGATCGCAACTCTTCAGGAGGTGAAGCAGCCGCTCCTGGACAGAACCATCGGCGCCCAGACGGTTACGCTTGCAACAAAAACCGAAGTACGAATTATCCTGACGATAGACACGACCAAGCTGCCAACCTACGGGACGCCGGTCGGCATGTCATCGCCAGGCCTATCCGGCTTCTCCCACGTCATTGACCCAGCGCTGTACGTATACAAGAGCGACAAGGGCGGTGCGTTGTCCTACACGATCAACATGGACGGACGACTGCAGGTCACCTGGAGAGACCCGGAAGGCATCACCCGGGGGTACACCTTCGGCATCAACGGGGCCAACGATCTTCCCAATTTTTTCAACCTGCGAAGGGGCAACCGCATCATTCACCAGTTCGGCACCGACATGCTGCCGCCCATGGTGATGGATGCTGCACAGGATGGCGATGTCAGCCCGCCCCTGGATTTCACAGGCGGGAACCACACCATTAACGGCAAGAAGACCGCCGTGAACGTTGGGTTTGACATCCTGGCAGATGGGCGCCTGGTTTCATTTGGGGAGTCGGGCAGGGCAACGAACCTAGTCTGCCGGATCTACAACCGCCTGATGGCGTGCAACACAGTCGAGTCGGAGCGGTATGTCGGGCTTCAGGCCTTTGTCGTGTCGTTCTTCCCGGGCGGTGCACAGGTAGAGCAGGAATTTACCGCTATGGAAGACCTGCAGCTGTACATCGACTACGGGCCACAGCTCGTCCATATCAACCTGGAGCAAACGGTCTTCTTCATCGGCGGCCAGTTCGCCGCCCGGGTCCCGTATGTGACCGGCCTTGGATCTGGAAAGCCGTCTGCGTATCCAGATGCCTGGGCCGTGCTGTGCACAGGAGCCGATGGCCAGCTCGGCGCCTGGATCGACCGCAACTACGGCATCGCCGGGGCGGAAAACACCAGCGAAGATTTTGACCTGATGACAGGGAGCGGCGCCGGGAGTACATCGCGCAAGCAGTACCCAACGGCCTATCACAGGCGACTCGTTCGGGACGCAGTGAACCCGAACTACCTGCCGCTGGCGGCCGGGCAGTCCTACAAGTGGCGCGGCGGCTATTCCTGGCAGCCTACGTCCCCGAAATCGCCATTCGTGGCCTCCATGGATTACATGCTTGATGGTCGGGCCCGCCGGGTCGACGCCATCACTGCGTCCCGAACGGTGTCGCCAGATGCCGAGACCGAGGGCAAGCGCCTCAAGGCCATCGAGGCGAGGCTTGCCCAGATCGAAGCAAGCGCGTAACGAAAACCCCACAGCCCGCCCAGTGCGGGCTTTTTTGTGCCTGGAGCAAACCTATGACCACACCACGCGGCGTTCGCAACCGGAACCCCGGCAACATCGATTACAACCCGCGCAACGCTTGGCAGGGCCAGCTCGGCCTGGAAGAGGGTGTGTCCAAGCCGCGCTTTGCTCGCTTCGACCATCCCGAAAACGGCATCCGCGCCCTGGGCAAGTTGCTGATCAACTACAGGGGCAAGGACGGCATGCCCGGAGTGGGCGGGAAGGGCATCGACACCGTGATCGAAACCATCAACCGCTGGGCGCCCAGCAACGAGAACGACACCCAGGCCTACGCCTCGGCTGTGGCCAAGCGCCTGGGCGTGCGCACCACCGACCCGATCAACATCAAGGACCCGGCCACGCTGCGCGGGATGGTGCTCAGCATCATCATCCACGAAAACGGCGGGAATCCTTATCCAGACGCCATCATCAATGAAGGCGTACGGCGGGCGTTGGTATGACCTGGATCGGCGCGGTGCCGGCCTGGTGCTGGTGGCTGATCGCTCTGGTGCTGGTGGCTGGAGGCCAGGAAATTCGCGTGGGAGCGGGGAAAACTGACGCCGCCACAGCCCGCGGCGAAACGGCCACGGCGCGAACCGAACTGTCCGACTATCGCCTGGAGGTCTCTGAACGCGACCGCCGCGCAGCGGCCCAGGCCAGAACCGAAGAGCAACGCCGCCAAGCCGTGGCGGACGAGGAGGGGGAGAGTGCACGACAAAAACTGGAACTGGCCCAAGGCCGCGCCACTGCTGCTGAGTCTGCTGCTGGCGGGCTGCGGGGTGAAATCGCCCGACTGCGCGCCGGCCGAGCAGCCACCTGCGACACCATCGCTACCCAGCAGCGCCAGGCAGGGACCTCTGCCGTCGTGGTGCTTGGGGGGCTGCTTGAAGAGGCTGACCGAATGGCGGGAAGCCTCGCAGAGGCGCTTGAGCGAAGTCGAATAGCAGGGATGGCCTGCGAGGCTATATCCGAAGGTGTTAGATAACGTACTCCATCAACCTGTCACTCGCTTTGATTATAACAGTGTCGACAAGTGGATCTATATTTCTACCGTTGTGCACCAGGACAAAGTTTAGTCTGTATTCTCGTTCCTTCTTGAAGGTGGTCGGTTTGAAAAAAGCAGTGTGAGCCATGTGCTTAACAAGGCTTTCAAAATCGATTGTTTTGTGTTCTGTTATTGATATGTTTCTGTCGGCGTAAAAAACTGCCATGTCATCCACGTGAATCTGAATTTCTTTTGGGTCAATATCTTTGGGTATGACAAGTTCTTCGTTTTGGTCTAGAAGTCTTTCATATATGCAGTCAACAATCTCAGCTATAAAGCCTTTGATGTTTTCTCTTTTAATGCTCCAGTCGTCGTCGTAATCAGGGAAAATCTCTCTGCAGTCACCGGCCTCTGTTGACTCAGACATGCAGAAAACAAGGCTGCTAACTGCCTGTCGTTGGATGGAGATGTGGCCGTGCTCAATTGTGGCGTGGGAAGCGCTTTTTGAACTATATTTAAATTGGTTGTTTACCTTTGCTACGAAAACTCCCGGGAAATGGACCGGCTCGCATCCAGCATCCCCAAACCCAATTTGCCGTTGAAATAAAGTGTTAAACCATTTTTTGTGAACCGTAATTGGTGATTCGATATTGATATCGAAAAATAGTCTCCCTTCGTTGGTGTCCGCTATTTGTTCGATTTCAGTTTTCCTGTAATGCTCCAGTGTGGCGAGTTTTAATGTCTTCCTGCGCGAGATGTTATCTGTCGCGTGGCAACTTTTAGTCAATAGCATTAGGGCATCCACTTGCAATGTTGTTGGATGTCATAATGGCATCACTTGCAACGATTGGACAGCCGACGGGAGGAAATTGGCTGGCTGATCTATGATGGACAGAACGAGTTGTCGGAACGGGCGATGAACAAGCGCACTTTTATTGGAATGATTGAGGCCGGCGAACCGCTGATTCAGCAGGCCATCGACGCCATGCGGGAGTATCACCAAGCTCAGGATAGCGGCGCGCCTGCAGAGGAGATCGAGCGCCTTCGCCTGCTAGCCGAGTCGTTGTTCCAGGCTGTCTCTGACTACCAGCTTCGCGCTGTGGCCAAGGCTCGGGGCAAGGAGTTGCCGCCTCTCCACTGATCCGCTGATCGGCGATTGCCCGAGGCTAGGTCCGCCTATACGATACTGTATCTTTATACAGTATCGGTGCCTCATGTATTTCCTCCTCGTTCGCCGCCGGATGAATGGCGTGGCCATCCCTGCCGATCACCTCAGGAAGGTTCAGCCGCTCCGGGCCGACGTCCATATCGGCGACCACCACAGTGAACCGCTGGGGCGGGTATCGACCCAGGCATGGGTGTTCAATCCAACGCCCGGGCCCGATATCATCCCGCGCCTGCACGACGCCAGGGTCAACGGGATGGCCCAGCTCGGCATCAACATCAACGGGCTTGAAGAAGTCGACGGCGTTCTGTACGCCCAGTCCTGGTGGTGCAGGGCAGAATGATGGCTGGATTACCACAGGCCTGGGTGGCGGAACTGGATGACCAGACTGCCCTGGTAACTGACCCTGATGGGCGAGCGGCTGTGCTCAGTGAAATGGCCTATGCTGCGCGCCGGCGCCGGGACATCGACGATGACACTCTGGTCGACATGCTCGAGCTTGCCGAGGCGGCCCGACTTTGGGCGCTGATGGAGCACGAGGAAGCCTGGGCGCTGGGTTTGTTTGGCGACTATCCGCAGGAGCATCCCGGCGGCGCACAGGTGATGAAGGGAAGCAGCAAGGCTTTCGCCTGTGAGTAGGTATATAAAGGAAGGGAAGCGTTCGGCCGAACGCCGCAGGGGAGATCTTGAAACGTGGGACAAATCTGGGACATCGAATGTCCCAAACCATGATGAATCAAGATGCGGGAAAATTAAGCGAAACCCAATAAATACAGTAGGTTGGGCGGTTTCGTGAAGTAAAATAGCAGGTCTATACCGGATTGCAAATCCGTCTACGCCGGTTCGATTCCGACCTCGGCCTCCACCATTCGAAAGCCCCGCAGATTAACCTCTGCGGGGTTTTTCATTATGGGTCCAAAAAAGGCATGAGTTCCGAAACTTTCGGGGTGGAGTTCCGAAACTTCAGCCTTTTGAGGGCTTTGCGATCGCGCCGACGCGCCGGTAAACACGCTCGGTAATTCCCTCTTTCGAGTGCCCCAGCAGCACGCTTGCCTCACTCAGGTCGTTGATCTCCGATGCGGCCTTCGGTCGGATATCACGGAACTGGAACTGGGCGATTCGATTAGCTAGGTCTGGCTTCTTCTCCAGTTCGGCTTTTACCCTGGCTGCCTCGCGGGCATCTGCCCACCGGTTCCGCAGCATAGGCCAGCTCATGCGCTTGCAGTGCTCGTTGACGATGAAGAACGGCGAAAGGTGCTGGCTGGTGTATCGCATGATCCGATCGAGCAGCAGGCCCAGGCTGTTCCTCACGCCATTCGCTTCCAGGACGATCCTCAATCGCTTGCCGGTCTTACCTTGGCTGACCAGCAGGTAGATCCCTTCCATATCGTCCTTCCGCATGGACAGCACGTCCGACGGCCGCTGGCCGGTCAGATACGCCAGGTCCATTGCATCCTTCAGCTCCGGTGGAGCCTCCTCATACACCGCCTGCCATACCGTTTCGTTGGCGTAGAAGTCG